AGCAATTCCGCTGATATCCATGCATGCATATCTGGTATATGCAACACTTTTGGCGTAGCCATATATGGATCAACAGACGGATGGGGATCGAATTTTCCTCCGGATGGATCTAAGTACGCAGGCTTTTTCAGTGGGTCGGTATTTGCTACGGGCCAAATGCGTTGTTCCGGATTTTCTATTTATAAGAGTTCTGACATGTACCGCTATCATTATCCCGGAGTTTCTTTCAACCCCGCAGATTTCGACTTAGACAATATCCGTCTTCGTGTTATGGGCGGCATAATCGTCGGAGTGACCGATGATAACGGAAATATTTTATTAGGATCATAGATTTTTTTAAAAACAGTAGAATTATGAAAGTAGATTTCAGTAAAGTAAGTATTAACGCTACGGTAGAAGGCGATCCCGTAGTGATTGACTTGACAAAAGAGGTAGGAAACTTGGTCTATGGACGTACGGCGGATATCGCTGTCTCTGATTTCGGAAAGAAGATATACTACAGCAAGGAAGCTATCGATGTTCCGAGACCTATGGCTGAGTCCATCAAGGAGATCATCATGGGATCATCCTTTATCGCCCCCTTGAAAAATGCCATGAACGAGTTACTAACCCCTAAAACAAAGAAAAATGGAAACAACGACAATCAATAAGTCCTTGACGGAAGCCCTATCTTCCACGGGTTTCGTAAAGATAGAGGCATCCCGTAAGGAAAGCGAGCCATTCCAGCATATAGATGCCTACATATACGATGCCGGTACCCGTATCGGGTATGCGTCCGCTGATCGTAACAAAAGGCTCTCTTTCTTCCAAGAATCCCCGGACAGCCTTACCGGAGAGGAATGGATAAGCGCGTATACGAAGGTACAAAACGCTTTCGACAGGATATTTAACGAGACGGTAACCCTATAAGCAATCTTGATCCCATGGCATATACTCTCGAAGAAATTAAAGAACTGGTCGAGACTTTAACCCCGATCGTAAAGAACGCTATAGAGGCGGGATCCCTTAGCGTAGAGGATCTCCGTGTAGCGGAGAGCATGGATTTCGTAAACTCTTTGCCGGCCTTGGAGGAGAAAGGCCTTAACGTCTCTTACGTGAAGGTCCGGCTGAAAGACTTGCTCGGTAAATTGGACGGGGATTATGCCAAGGAGCTGGAGGCGATCAAGAAATTGCTGGAGAAGAAGGTGGATAACGGCTACTCGAAAGACGGTAATCTGTATCTTACCTCCGGGGGCGTTGTCGTATCGGACGCTATCCCGGTAGGCTCCGGAAGCGGGGGGGGCGGCGGGGTAAGCTCGCTGGGCGAGCTTACCAACGTGGATGATATCGTAGACCAAGATCCGGACGAGTCCCGTGTGCTGGTGCAAGAGGCCGGTAGCTCGCTCTGGACGGTGAAGAACCTCTCCGAGATCGGAGGTGGAGGTGGTGGTGGCGGCGTGACCATGAAACTCGTGAGCGTCACCGATACGCTCATCACCACGGTAGAGGGGGCCGCCGTCACCGTGGGATACAATTTCACGAGCGTCTATCAGGATGACGGTTCCGAGACCGGGCCGGGAACGGCCACTTACACCGTGAACAGCCAGAAGGTGGGCATGGTATCCATCTCGCAGGGCAATAATTATTTCGATCCTACGGAACACTTGATCACCGGCTCCAACACGGTAAGGGTAACCGTGAAGGATAGCACGGGATCGTCACGTTCCCTATCCTATACGATCGAGGTGATATCCATGTCCATATCCTCTTCCATTGACCCGGCGCTCGTCTATTCCGGGGAGATCGTGTATCGCTATACGCCCGTGGGAGCCATCAACAAGACGGTGCATTTTGTACTGGACGGGAAGGAGTTGGGAACGGTGGAGACCAGTGCCTCGAACCGGCAATTGACCTACGTGATCCCCAAGCAGGCGCACGGGGCGCACTTGCTCCAAGTCTACATGACGGCCCTTATCAACGAGGAGCTGATCCGGAGCAACACGCTTACCAACGACCTTATCTGTATCGTGGAGGGGGATAACACGCCTATCGTGGCCTCCTCTTTCGCCCAGACCGCCGCGCGGCAATACGACCGGCTCACGATCCCCTTCGTGGTCTATACGCCGGGCTCCTCGCTATCGGAGGTTACGCTATCGGCGAACAACGCCACGGTATCCACGCAGAGCGTAGACCGCACCTCGCACGAGTGGAACTACCGTATAACCCAGTCGGGAGATCTCTCCCTGAAGATATCCAGCGGGGCGGCCTCCCGGACGTTTACGCTCACCGTATCCCCCGCCGAGGTGATCGTGGAGCCGGAGAAGGCGAACCTGCAACTCTGGCTGACCTCGCAGAACCGGAGCAACAACGACAATAACCGTAACGAGTGGAAATACGGGGATATATCCGCGGATCTGACCGGCTTCAACTTCAAGACGAACGGCTGGATATCGGAACGGGATAGCACTTCCCTCCGTGTGTCGGGTGACGCCCGTGTGCGTATCCCGCTGAAGATATTCAAGGATGACTTCCGGGCCACGGGTAAGACCATCGAGTTCGAGTTCTCCACCCGCGACGTGACCGATTACGAGGCTATCGCTATCGAGTGCGTGAACGGGGGGATCGGCCTTCAGATATCTTCCCAGAAAGCGGTGTTCTCGTCCGAGCAGACCACGATCGACACCCGGTTCAAGGAGGAGGAGAGGGTTCGCATCTCCTTCGTGGTTGAGAAACGCACGCTAAACCGTTTGATATACATCTACATCAACGGTATCATGTCCGGGGCGGCGCAATATCCGTCGGAGGATAATTTCCAGCAGAAGGTTCCGCAGGATATCATGATCGGTAGCGAGGGCTGTACGATCGACCTGTATAACATCCGTGTCTACGATAACGACTTGAACCAATACCAGATGCTCGATAACTTCATAGGCGATCTGGACGATTACGACAAGGCGCTGGCTATCTACAACCGGAACCAAGTATATAATGATTATGGGGACATCACCTATCAAAAGGTGTTGGAGCGATTGCCTTGCTTGATCTTCGAGGGGCCGTTGCCTACTTATAAAGGCGATAAGAAAACAAACAAGGTCTATTTTACGGACTTGCAAGAACCCGGGCGATCTTTCTCTTGCGAGAACGTCCAGAATGACGTGCAAGGTACCTCCTCCCAATATTATCCGAGGAAGAACTGGAAGTTCAAGTTCAAGGCCGATATCACCTACACGGAGAGCGGAAGGACATCGCCCACATACGCATTACGGGCGGATAGTATCCCCGTGAACGCCTTTTGCGTGAAAGCGGATTTCGCCGAGTCTTCCGGTACGCACAACACGGGTATGGCCAAGGTCATCAATTCCCTATTGATAGAGATGGGGCTTACCACCCCGCCCCAAAAGACAAACAAGGAGGTCCGCACAACGGTAGACGGCTACCCGATAGCCATCTTCCACCGTGAGACGGCCAGTGATACGCTCGAGTTCGTGGGTAAGTATAATTTCAACAACGACAAGTCCACCGCCGAGACCTTTGGGTTTTCTGATGGCGATGAGAGCTGGGAATTCTCGAACAACACCTCCGATCGTTGCCTCTTCAAGTCCGCCGATTTCTCCGGGACGGACTGGATGAACGATTTCGAGTCCCGCTATCCGGACGATGACGCTATCAACGCCGAGTACGAGGCGGGCACCCGCAAGCCGGAGAAGCTCATGGCCGTTACCTCGTGGGTCGTATCCACCAAGGATAACTTGGAGAAATTCAAGAACGAGGTTCGGAATCATTTCAACCTTGATAACTTGATCGCCTACTACCTTATCACCGAGTTGTTCGGTATGGTGGACCAGCGGGCGAAGAACATGTTCCTTACCTATTTCCATGAGGAGGGGAAATGGATCTTTATCTTTTACGACAACGACACCTGTTTCGGCCTGAATAACGAAGGCTTGATCGCTTTCGGATACAATATAGAGTATCACGACAAGATAGGTACGCTAAACGTCTGGAACGGTGAAAGTAGCGTGTTGTGGAACAACCTTGAGAAATGTTTCCCTTCCGAGATCGAGGCGATGTACAAGGATATCCGTACCCGTGGATTGCTCTCGTACGACTTGATCATGTCCGTGTTGAACGGCGAGCAATCGGACAAATGGTGCGAGGCGATCTACAACGCCGACGGCCGTTTCAAGTATATCGACCCGCTGATAGAGGAGGGCAACGGGTCTTACCTGTACGCCGCCCAAGGCTCCCGTATCGAGAACCGTAAGTGGTGGACGTATAACCGCTTCCTTTATATAGACAGTAAGTATACGGCGGGCAGTTTCCTCTCGGATTTCGCGACCTTGCGTCTCTATACGCCCCGGGAATGGACGGGCGTGTCCCCGTCGGCCAACATGACGATCATCCCGTACGCCGATCAGTATACCCGTGTAAAGTACGGTTCCTACATGGTGGGGCAACGTACCTACAAGGACGTGCCGGTATTGATCGAGGCCCCCGACATCGTGTTTAATGACACCGAGACGATCATCTATGGGGCGAGCCGGGTAAAGTCACTGGGGGATATGTCGGGGTTGTACGCCGGTACGATCGACGTATCCAAGGCTACCCGCCTGTCTGAGCTGC